ACCCCCAGTTCATCTTGGTGCTGACTCTACAGAGTCGGTAGCCTTCGCCAGGCACGGCGCCTACGTCGCGCTTAAACGCTTCGAAATCATCCCATTCTGCGACACGTTTGCCCCTCTTGTTGGCCCACGTGTTGTACATCTCGTTCCCTTCACGGTGTTCGATAGAGACGTTTTCTGTCTTCCAGGTCTTCACGTAGTGAGGTTTGCACCATCCGCGAACTTTGGCTTCGCGGTCACATCCTTGCGTTTGGCATTTCATGATAGAGGCTCCGTTTAAGAGCCTCTATCATATCTGCGCGTTGACTTAAGTACAAGTACTTTTGTTAAATACTTATACTTTCATTTGCCTTACGGACCAACGCTGGCGAACACGCCTCGCCAATCGGCCATTCCTACCGAATACCGCTCGTAGGCCTTGTACTTCATGTTGCCTGTGTCGAAATCCCCGTCATCGGCGTATTTAATCGGATTACGCTGAAAAAGGATAGGACCTTGCTTCGCCATGATGTTTGTTCGAATAAAGAACGTGTGCGGCGCCGAAAGGTAACGATTCATTTTAATGCCCTCGGGGAACATATTGAGGTATTTAAGCGCATTAATATCGTTATTTGCGGTGCCGCTCTGGAACGTCGACTTCAAAATCCGCTGGGCGTTGAACATTTCCTGCGCCGGCACGATCAGCGAACGGGGCATCAGCGCAATGCGGTTTCCCCGGTCGTCAGTCGTCAACCACATCTGGATCGTCAGATCTTCGAGTGCGGCTTCCGACAAGTCAGCAGGAACCGTCAGCGTGTTCGAGCCCGTACCGCCACCTTGCAACGGGTGAACCGTCGAGATGATGGGTACGCCGTCCGAACCGTTCACCGTAGGCATGTTGTTGTAGAAGTTCGCAACAATCGTCTCCTTGGTCTGACGGAACGAGAAGCCGAGAGCTTCAGCGCGTTCTGCCGCGACCTGGGGATACAGGTTGTCGTCGATTTCTTCCGTGGTTACGATGTAACCCAGGCCGTAAGCGATGTGGATGAAGCGGGTGATGAAACCCTGCCATTCGCTGTCGTACATCGTGGGCGTGCCTTCAGGCTTCGCCGGCGCCGGCGCGAAGCCGACAATCTGCACGATTTCTTCGTACGCTTTCTTCGAGGAGAAAACGTCAACGAGAGGTTTCCATTCCTGAGCCGTTTCGTTGTAGCCGCGACCGAATGTTGCAAACAGTCCCGGCCACAAGAGTTTCGGTTCTGAACCTGTGGTAATTACGCCGCCTGCCATAGTGTTTCCCCTTTAATGGCTTAGATTAAACACCAGCGACAGAAGCGCCGCAGAGTTCGTGGTTGTTGATCTTGACAATCCATTTCGCAAACGTGCCGAACTGGTTGCCGCCGACGGGCGCGACGCGTTGCGAAAGGCCCATCATCTTCAGCGGGAACGCGGCGGTGGTTGCGACCGTCGAAGCGTTCAACACTGATTGGGAAATTTGCAGCGGCGAAGTCGGATTGACTGCCGAGAACGTGGCGTTCTTGTTGCAAGACGTGGCGGTCAAAGCGGCCGTGCCGTCATCCTGCACTTCGAACAACTGGTTCGGATCATCCGCCACCGTGACGTAGTAACCGCGCGTCTTGGTAGCCGGCACGTTGATCGTTTCGAGCGAGAGGGTCGTGCCGATCAGCGACGGCGTGCCGACAGCTTGAACCGGAAGCACGCCAACAATGACGCCCCGTTGGAACTCGCCAGACGCGCCCGTCGATTTCTGAACAGCAGGAATGCCGTTCGGATCGCCGTTCGCTACCGACTTCACCATGTCGCCGATGCTATACACCGAGCCATCAGACGACGGAATGAAGTAGACGTTGACTTGCCCTTGGTACGTATTGATGCCTCGTACCGGCTGAAACCCTTGCGGGGCAACAATGTTTGCCATGCTTGTTTCTCCTGGTTAACTAAAGCTTCCGCCACGCTCGAACGAGTCCCGGCGCACTGACAGGGCTTGCTTTCGCTGATCCGGAAGGTACTTTTCACCGATACGTTCAGTGTTCAAACCACCGTTGCGGATCATGTCCACCTCGGTTTGCATAATCTTCGTTTTGCCGTCCATTTGGTCCTCTTCGAACCATTCCTTCTTGATTTTCATCAAGTAGGCGTACAGCGGTTCGTTCTGCTCAGTCGTGCCGACAATGGCGCGGACCTTGTTGCCTACGTCCGAATTGCGTTCCACGACTTTGTTGCTGTCGGCTTGCGCTACTTCACCGGCGGTGACAAACTCCCACCCGCCAGTCTGCGCACGGTCGGCGCGGCCAGGCATGTCGTTGAACCAGCGGATGACGTAGCCCGGAATTTCCGAGAGAACGTCAAGTTTCTTGTTCGTGCCGTTGAAGACGCCGCGCACGCGTGCGGGCTTCTCTTTAACGTCACGGTCCGCCTGGCTGCGCGCTGCCGGCGCGTCGCCCACCAAATCTGCATTACCTTTTGCCAAAGCTTCCAAGCGTTCGCGGCTGCTCATTTCTTCCTCCGATCATCGTATCCGTAGTACAACTCCACCCAAGCTTTTTGCGTCAAGCCGCCTTCCGCCACTGCGTCATCGCACGCCGCCTTAGCGTCGCGCGGCAATGAGGCGTAGGACTTGCCTGTACGCGCTGCCTGTGTTTCGCCCGGTGTGCCGCCCTCTACAGGACTGCGCCGGCCGCCCGCAAACTTGTGGGGGAAGGCACGGCGCACGCGGCCCGTGACTTCTTCGAGCAAATCCGTAAAAGGCATGGAGGGGTTTTCAGCGCGAATCTTCTGACCCATCGCGCCGGCATACGCCGACATGTCTTCGTCTTTGTCGAACCATGTGTTGCGATCCGCCCAGGTGGCAAGAACCTTGTTCTCGCGCCAGTTCGGCATCAGACCATTAGCATTTGGGGTTTGTTGCGGAGCTTCCGGAAGGTCAGGGCCGCGTTCGCGCAAGCCGTCGAGTTGTTCATCGATATCGGCTGCCGTTTCGTGTTCCCCGGATCGCAGTGCTTCCCGCTTTTGCGCTTTGAGAAAAGCGACCTGTTGGTCAAACTCGTCCCTTTGCTTCTTGATTTGGATCTCAAAGATTTTCTTATGCGCGCTATCCATGCCGCGCATCTGTTGCTTCAATTCCGCGAGATCTTTTGCTTGGGCGGCAACTGCCTTGCGCAGCGCGCCGTTATTCTTGCTGTGAACTTCGAGGAACGTGTCAGCATCCGCCCACTTGGAGGGGTTGCCGGTGTACTCCTCTTCAGGAACCCACCCTAAAGCACGGGCCTGTTCCTCAGCGTCGCTTGCGTCCGCATTTGGCGTATCGTCAGCTTCACCGTTGGGACGGTATTCCGGAATATCGTCGTTGTCAACAGATTCTTGCGTGTTTTCGTTTTCAAGCGACATTTTCCACCTCCAAACCGACAACATCCAAGTCGTTCAGGATGCGGTACTTGATCGCGTCCGCGCCGTCGTACTGCAGGCCGGAGTATTTGCCGAAAACGATCCGGTCACCCGGCTTCGCCCATTCCGCCGACGTCGTATCCTTCCAGCAGCCTTCGCCAACGGCCACTACGACGCCCTTAACCTGCGCCATCTCGTCGCGGCCGGTGACTTCCTGCGGCAGGTACAAGCCGCCGGAGGTGCGCTTCTCTACCGTGTCCGGGCGCACGAGCAAGCGATGGCCGAGCGGGAGAAATCCAGAAGTGTTTTGCATTTAATCGTCCTTCATTGCGGTGAGGTAATCGTCGTAGTCCATGTCGATAAGCTTTTGAGCGAATCGAACGTTCTCAACGGCTGCTGCGTTTGCGATAGCGGACGCGTATGCGTCCTTGCCGTCAGTGAACGCGCCATTCATCCACGCGTTTTTACATTCACTGACCTGCGCCCTGAGGAAGTCCCGGTGCGCCGCCGTTTCCGCCTGGCGGTGCCACGCCTCCCATTGCTCCCTTGTCAGGAGCCCCTTGCTTACTTCCACCGTTACCTCCTTGCATTTGCTGAGCTTGGCTCATCTGGTCGAAAATCTTCGAGTAGTTCTCAATAGAACCCGACAACTGGTCCTGGAACTGCTTTGCTGCCTTCAATTCCTGGTCCATAAGACCAATCAACTGATCGTTTTGCGCAACTCCTGCTTCGGCGCGCAGTTTGAGCGCCTGGGCTTCTAGTTGCATCACCTTCGCCTGGTTGAGGCGGGCTTCCTGCATGAGTTCCAGCTGGTGCCGGCGGTCGTTTGCCTGCGCCTTCATCTGCTCGGTTTGCGCGCGGATCTGCGCGACTTGAACTTGATAAGG